AGGTCCTTGATTGCCTGCATATCGCCACCCGCCAAGAACACGTTCAGAACCTTCTTGCGGGGGAACATGACAAACTCTGTCACTGCGCAGCCGTTGTGCCGTTCCCATAGGCGAAACCGGCCAGTCAACACGCCTGCCGCGATATCATCAAAGGTGTGCGTCCCGCCGCTGTATTCTAGCGCCGCCTCAATCCATGCGCGGCAACGAGTGAGCTGATCGAAAATCATACTGTCCCCAACACTAACGCGCCGTTGCGCAAGACAAGTTCACGCCGTTCGCCCGTTATTTCGTCAGTCAAAATGATCCGTTCGCCATTGCCGCCAACTTCAACGTCCTGCCCGCGCTTGTGGTTCTGACGGTCGGCCAATTCAAGCGCCCGGTTGCGCTCAAGCTCATGCGCCCGGTTGTAACTTGGTGCCGGGTTTTGCAGCCTCATCGCCGCCCCCCTGGACGCGCCTCAAGCCGTGGGATGCCCCACCGCCAAGAAACCCCCTCAGCCCCCGTCACGCGCATTCTGACCTGCCGCCCCGTGAACCGAACATCGGTAGGCGCGGCCATGCTGTAGCTGCCATACTCGCGCTCCGTGTCGTTCGGGTGGAAGCGGGTTTTGAACGTCACCGTGCACTGCCCTTGCGTCTTCTCATCCGGGATCAATGATGTTGCGACCATCACGCTATCACCAGCGCCAAAGCTGATCGGTCCGCTTTCAGCGTAAACGTCGCCGCTATCGTAGAGGTTCCCGATCTCGTGATTGTAAATAGCGCCCGCCGCAGAAACCCAAATGGGCGTTGAAAAAACCCCACGATCAACACCAGCGCAACGGTCAATGGTGCCGATCATCCAGATGCCGGTTCGATAGTTGTGCGCCACGTAGCTGTTGCACTCGTTTGATGCTGTTGAAGGGTAGAACCACCACACCTCACCAAACTGCGCGTTATTAACAGCGTAAACCTTGCCAGCTTGCGACGTGTTTAGATTGGTGAACACGTAATCTGCGACCTCACACGGCAATTCCTCAACACCGCCGCCAAAGAAGCTATAGAATGACCGCCGCCCCATCCAGAACGCGCCACCGTCAACGGCAACCGCCGCCTTGGGGCCAATGACCCCGCAGCTTTCCCCGACCCGCTCAAAACTATAAACGAACGGCGGCCCGACATATGTCATCGTGTGCGCGTCGAGCGTGGACAGCAGCAACGCTTGGCCGCGACACCGAATAGCCTTTTTCAACGTGCCTGCGCTTTTTAGTTCAAAGTCGCCCGCCTCGTTTGTCACCGCTGGCGTCCATGTCGTATTGTCTTCGCGGTCTGACCATTGGACCTTGCGCGGATCACCGCCCGCACCCAAAGCCACAAGAAACCGCTCATCCGTCACAAATGCACCGCTGACGCTGGTGGGCGCGTTCGTCACCGCAGCGGGCAACACACCCGTGTCAAGCTGCCACTCGTAAATCTTGCCATCGTCAGGCGTCGCCGCGATTAGATATTCACCCCACGTATCCAGTGACCACGTTGTCGGGTCCGAAAGCGAACCGGTGTCAGATCGCGGCGTTCCGTAAGCATCTGCACCATAAAATCCGCCGCCATAGCCCAGATTAGCAACTGCGTCCTCTGCCCCAGCGGAAAACCCAACCGGCGTAATGTCAGAAAGCGTACCAGAGGCGGAAAGCGAATACAGCTTGCTGAATGTGCCAAAAGCAATGCGCCGATCTCCGCTATTATCGGACCACGCCAGCGCGCCTCGACAAGCCGCGTTTAACGTCCCCGCGACCCGCGTAGCCCAACCCCCAACCGGCTGCATGGTTCCATCGGCCCAGCGCACCAACGACGCATCCCGCCAGCGGCCCGCTGACTGCAAGTCAGTGCCGCCGCGCGCCACACCCGCCGGTATATCAAGAGGGACAAGGGGCATTTCTTAACCCTTACGCAAAAATGACGACATTAATGTCGGTCGCGTCATAAGCCGATGGCAAGGAACTCTCGCCCGCGCTGTTTGACAGAACCTTAAACCGGAAGGTCGATGTTCCTTTTGCTGTGACATAAGCCAGCGTGGTAAAGCTGCTGTCTTGGTTGACTGTAATAAGTGCCACGTAGTTTGCAGAAGCAAGTGCAGACGAGAATACAACGGTATAGTCGCCGACACCGTTGTCATTGATCGCAGACACATTGAACGGCGTACCTTTTATCGCCGGGGTTCCGGTCCCGTTAAAAGCCACAAACGCTTTGGTGAAGCTTTGGGCATCAACATAAGCCTTCACGCTTTGCTGCGTTGGAACAGCCGCCGCGTTATCGGACGCCATGTCGTCTTCATCCAGAACGTCAGGGCCATCGACAACGTCCCCGTCAGCGTTCCATTGCGCAAGGTTGCCATTGGTCCCCGCAGTCCCGGTGACAAGGTCCGCGTCAGCACCAGTCTTGCCAGTCAAGCCGTCCATCAGGTTGAGTTCTGTCGCCGTGGCGGTCACGCCGTCGAGAATGTTCAATTCCGCCGCTGTCGCGGTCACACCATCAAGGATGTTCAGCTCCGCAGCCGTGGCGGTCACGCCGTCCAAAATGTTGAGTTCGGCAGCGGTAGAAGTCACACCGTCAAGAATGTTCAACTCTGCTGCCGTGCTCGTCACAGCCACGCCGCCGATTTGCCAAGAACCCGCCGTCAGGTTCGGCGCAATTGCGGTCGTGCCATCAACGGCGTCGTCAATCAGGTCGAAGTTGGTGTTAAGTTTCGGCCCCCAGGTGTCTTCTGACGCGCCGGGTTCTGGCTTTGTCAGCCCAAGCGTGGTTGTCGTGGTGTCAGCCATGGATCACCTCCGAAAAAAGATCACTACATCAATGTCGTCAGACGAACCGCTGCCGACAGACGGCCTGACATATCGAAATGGCAAGACAACATCAAAAACAGCCGCAGCAGTCGCGGAAATCGCGTTTCCCGCTCTGTCCGTTGCAGTCGCCCAATTGGTGCCGTCGTTTGACCCTTGAACCACCGCAGTCGTTCCGCCATTGAACGTGCCGCTGATCTGGACACCAGCGGAAGACCCGCCATTTCCAGACGGTTCAAATGGGTTTCCAGTGTCTCCGGTTGTGACGGTTTCCCATGTGACCAAGCTGCCTTGATCGGAATATTGGTTAGTTGTGAATTGAATGACTGCCATGCGTCAAACTCCTAATTTTCCGCCCAAGAAGTCGCAGCCGTGGTGACTGGCGTCCATCCTGTTCCGGTATCCCCATTCGCGCTGAAAGGCCCGAAAGTGGGCCAAACATCGCCAGCGTTTCCCGCGTCCATTGTGACGGTTGCAGCAGCAATCGCCGCGCCCTGCCCGTTCATGACGATATCGTCCTGCGTCGGCTCGATGACAATTTCTGCCGCCTGGCCCGTAATGCCTTGCTCGATCTGCGCAGGATAATACGTGGTCATCTGACGCCCCGAACACGCATCTTCAATCCAGCCCCGCCGCCACGCGCTCGCCTGTCGCTTTCGGTAACTCCGTCAAGCGCGGTCTGATACATCGCCGCCCAAACCGCCGTCCGTTCGTCGTCGCGCAAGTAAGGCGCTGACTGCACCAAAGCCCCATAAAGATACACGTTCGGGTGATACGTCAGAAGCCAGTTAGTTGTATTCGCATCCGATAGAGCGGTGATCGTCGCGTAATAAACAAGCTCGGTCGTGTAGGTTCCGTCCGGCGTCGGGAATAGCTCGATCTTGCCATCTGTGAACGTCCAGAACTTCGGAGTTGACGCCGTGTCTTCTGCGTTCTCGCGCATCTGCGCCATGTCGGCAGTGCTGACAAACTCAAGCCGGTGTTCGTTTTTCGTATCAGAGCCAAAGCGGATCGGCTCAAGGAAATCAGACGGCACGTCCATGAACTGTGCGCTTGTCGTCGCGTTGCTGCGCTTTTCCATGCGCCAGTGACGCAGCTTCGGCCCGAAATCAGCCTCTGCCAGCGTGACAAAATCAGCAATGACGCTGGTCAGGTCATCGCGGTTGAGAAAGTCCGCAATGCTGGCTTTCAGGTTTGCATAGGTGTCAAGCGCCATCGTCGTCTGCCTCCGGCACCGTGATATCGGCCCAAGCCTCCGGCTCTGCCTCTACCCACTCAAGCCCGTTTTCTTCCCAGGTGATTTCCCAGCGATCAATCCACCGCCCAAGGCCAACGTGATCGCGCCCGAACGGCCCGCCGTTGCCTTCGGTGTAAGCTTCACGCTCAAGCAGCAGGATAGGCCGATCTTTGGGCGCTGTCGTCATCTTGCGCCAGACTGTCTTTCCGCTTGGCCGTGCCATCACGCGTATCCCTTGAAGTTTCGGCGGATAGGCTTGCCCCATGCGCCCTCTGCCGGTCGGTCCAGAAAGTCCACGCACATGCCGCCGAATGCGTCCGCGCCGTGACTTGACCAATCATGTTCCGGCCCTAAGCCTATGCGCCGATCTTCGTCCCGCCGCTCGTGATACCAAGCCAGCGCCTCGCGCCCGCCTTCCGTTGTGTCCCGGTTAAAGCGAATGGACGGGAACACCCGCCGCGCCGCTTCAATCCGCTGTATCGCCGCGCCTGCGCCTAGGTTCGGCATGACCTCTACCGTGAACCCCGCCTCACGCAGATAGCTTTGCGGCGTAACCTTGTGAACCGTGTCGTGCTTCTTGCCATCGTGCGGCAGCTTGCAGATTGCCTCCGCGTGGCCGTTGCGGCGAAGCCAGCCGACGTGTTCGCTGAATTCCTGCCCGATTGCCTCATAGTAATCGGTGACACGCAGTTCAGACCCGACAAACTGACAAATCCAGATCGCTGTTGCGTCGCTCTTGTTGCTGGTGCCGCCGATATCCCAATATGCGCGTTTACTTAGAAGCGGGTCATGCGCGACGTTGCCAACCCGACCTTCGCGCTCTGCCGCTTCCAGATGGCTTGCGTAATAGGCCCCTTCATAAACCCGAGCATACTCGCCTTCCCAGATGTGTCCGTATCGATCCGGGTCATTTGACAGCGCGTCCTGGCGTTCTTGCTCCAGTTCACGGGGGAACCACGGATTGTCACGCCAGTTGCATTGCACGACCGTTGCGTCAGTCGGCACCTGCGGACCGCGCAGCATCTTGTCCACAGGGTCTTTCGGGCTACGCGGGTTCCATGAGAACCACAGTTCTGATCCTGGCGTTCTGATTGTTGGCCGCAGAAGCTCAAGCGACTTTGCCGACAGTGCCTGCGCTTCCTCTACCCAAGCGCGGTGAAAGCCCTCCAGCGACTTGATGCTTTCCGCCGTGTGGTCCTTCATGCCCTGGAAGATGATGATTCCGTCACCGGGCGTTTCGATTACGTCCTTAAAGACCTTGAAGCCTTGCGCCTCACCAAGACCGAACTTGCGCAGCTTGCTTTCTATCAGATGCTTGGCGCTTTCCTTGAGGCTTTTCTGCACCTCGCGGATGCAAGCCATTCGCAAGCCTTCGCCAAAGTCACCGGGATATCTTAGCGCGTCCTCTGCGCCCATTTCCCCGAAGAAATGCGACTTGCCTGATCCACGACCACCATGCGCGCCCTTGTAACGTGCTGGCTCAAGCAATGGGGCAAGCGCAGAAGGCGTCTCAATTATCAGTGGGGCTGACAATGCGCCGCTCGATCTTTGTGAACGTCAGTTCGCCTGTGTGTTCAAGCTTAACCGTGTCCGACCAGTTCTGCCGACGGCGATTTGATAGCCATTGCTTCATCGCTGCGGTGTCCGGCGGTTCGTAAACAGAAAGCTTTACAACTTCTGATTGGCCCTCAGCATTCTTGCGCAGCCTTTCAACCTGATAGGTTATTCCAGTTGCTTTCTTAAACAGACTGTGAGCCACTTCCGCGTCTGCGGCATCCTTTCCAGCATGGACCGCCTCAAAAAAAGCGATGTGCTCTTTCTGCCAATTGTACAGCGTTTGCACGGCAACTCCAAAAAACGCCGCCATTTCTTCATCGGTCATGCCCAGTAGCGCGAGCTTTGTCGCTTGCTCGTTCATGTCTGGGTGATACAAGCTGTCGCGCCCCGGCCCTGCGGAACTGTGCCCCTCTAAAAACTTCCCGCTTTTATCTCTGTCTGCCATAGCTTTCGCGCCTGTCCGGGTTTACGGGTGCAGGCCCTTTGTGCTGTTGTGTGAATAGCATTCAACGCGCCCTGTCCTCAGTTCCGTTACCGGGGGCGCGTGGCTTGGGAATTACGTGGCACTCCGCTATTGTGTCGGCTGTCCCTCACCCTATGGCGCATGATACCAGATTTTGTATGCCGCGCAAGTGCTAGGGTTCAACGCGCCTGAGACTGCCATGGCTGGCCTCGCCCTTGATCCCGCCGCCAACCGGCATCCACCATATGCGCTTGCCCTGCACGGCTGATATTTCGACCACCAGACCGGCAAGCGGGCCTTCGAGGATTTCGGCCTTGTCGCCCGGTTCGACGCGATACAGCGCTTCCTGCATTTGCCGCTTTGCCTCTGCTATGCGTTCGGCCTCCGTTGGCAGGCCCTGCACCTGGCGGATGATATCCGGGTGAATGTGGACCGGGCGGGCGTTGTGGCAGATCACGCCGGTGATGATGCGCCGATCCTTCATCACGTCCCATTGCGGTTCATGTGTAAAGCGGGCGTAGATCAGTTGCGTGACTGTGGCGTGTTCCGTGACGATCTTCTTGCCGTTCTTGAACCGCGTTCGCTCTTCCTTGGGGAACATGGCAAAAACGCCCGCGCTGCGCAGCATGGCTGTCTTTGCGGCCTCTTGCCCCGGCGGCACCCGTAGCGCGTTCCAGCGTGGCGCGCATGGGCTGTCAGAGACGACGCCGCGCGGCTTGTGATACGGCACCACCTGCCCGATGGTGTAGCTTGCCTGCGTGTTCATTCGTCTCCCTCCCGAACAGTAACAACCGCTGGCCTTTTCGTCATATCATATGAAATTGACGGCGTGTCACCCTTGAGGCTTGCAAGAAATGTCACATAAGCAACGCCTTGTCGGATGACAATTTCTGTCACTCCCGGAACAAGTCGCCCGTATGGGTCAAGCACAATTGGGCATTCTTCGTCCATTTCTACGGTAAAAAAGGTGTTTGGCCCAGTATCATTGCACGCGCTCACCACACATCCCCCCTTCGCTCTAGCTCCACCATTGCGCTCGTCCCGGCTTCGTCCTCGGCTTCCGTCAGGAGCGGGCGGGCCTGCTGTTGCCAGCGTAGGCACTCGGCAACCTTGCGGTCAAGCGCGGCTTCCAGCTTCTGCTTTTCGCCATCCTGCTTTTTGATGATGCGGCCACGCTCCTGCAACTGCTGGCGCAATGCCGTGATGGTTTCGGCCTGCTTGGCGTTCCTGATTTTCAGATCGTCGATTTCACGTTGCAGGCGGGCGAGGTTGCTTCCGAAGGTCATGTGTTCGCCCCCGATGCCGGTGCTTCCCAATGGGAAATGATTTCTTCGCGCACGATCTCTCTGGCGTCGCTGCGTTCCCATGAGAACCCGGCAGAGCCGAACGGCTCACCTATGTCGCGCAATGCTTCGAGACATTGCAGGCGCGCGCTATCCTTGGTCATTGTGAACAGTGACCGCCACCGCAGATAGCCTGTCATCCATTTCAGGAATGTTGAAAACTTGGTGCCATCGGCGTCGGTTGCAATTGAAGCAATCCATTTGATCTCCTGCGGCTTCCCGTCGAGCACACCGCCCGCTGTGTGTGCTTTCGGCCTCTCATCGAGCGGCGTAAAACAGTCGGCGCAAATCCACATGCCATGAAAGAAATCGCCCCTTTTATGCTTGCAACTCATTCCCCGCCCTCCTCACCGCGCAGCACAGGAAGCATCGCTTCTAAAATCTTAGCGCCTTTTGAGTGATGCAGACCCTCAGCCCACAATGCCTCAAGAGCGCGGCGAACTTCCATTTCCACTGGCCCGTAAACAAAACGCGTCATCGCAATCGTGGCCTTTTCGCGAACCATTTTTTCGGCACCTGCTGGCGCAATTTGCTGAAAAAACACTTCCGCAGACGATCTGTAGTCAAGCAAACTATCGCCAAGCGCATAAGGAACTTCGTCGCTAACATGCATGTTAACATGCAATACGCTTGGATATGGATTTGGTGACCGTCCTTGAACAACGGTCCTTACGGCCTCAGCCATCGGTAGTTTCATTCCTCGCCCTCCTTGCGCCGCCATTGTGTCTTTTTCCGCCCACCGATCACCTCAAGGCGCTTTTGAAGCACACCGATGGAAACCTGCGTGGATAGCTGAGATTGCAGGCGCTTGTCGCTCCACGTCTCGATTTTGTCTGCGATCTGGCGAAGCGTCAACCATTCACCGCCGTCCAGGATGCTTAGAAGCTGCTCGACCGCCGTTTTCATCTCCCTGCGCTTTTCCGCACCGGCCTTGCGCCAGATTGCCTTTTTGCCGCCCTGCTTTTGATCGACGTAATCGCGTGAGGCGTCACCGCAGCTTGTGATGGACAGAAGCGCGCGGCGGGCCTGTTCCGTGTTTAGGCCAGTCTTGGCGGCAAGCTGCGTCGTAGTCTGCCACTGGTCTGTCAGGGCGAGTTGCAGCCGCTGGCGGTTGGTGCGCCGCAACGCCTTTGGCGATATGTCAGCGCCCTTGGCAATGCGCCACTGCCCTAGACGCCCGCTTGTCCCCGCCCCGCCTTGAACGATCCGCTTTACCAGCGCTTTGCTTGTTACGAGGCCGTGCAGCGCGTTCGATAGCCCATCATCCGGCATATCTACATTCGCGGCGATGGTGCGTCGATCCTTCCAGCCCGGATTGTCCTTGAGGTAGTCCAAGACGGCCTGACGGTAGCCCATTGATCGGCCCACCGCTTCGTTTTTTTGCATGTTATCCCATGCGCCGCCGCCTTGCATTCGCGCATTTGCCGCGCGGGCTTCCTTGCGCATGAGATCGGCCATGGCGTCCTCATATGCTGACGTGTACCGGTTGTGCCATTCCGTCTTGGTTTTGATGACGGCGGGCGCTTCACGGTCTGGCGTTTGGCGAACGGCGATTGTGGATTGGCTTGGCAACATCAGACGCGGGCCTCCCGTTGAAATGGAATTTCCGAGTCGTCAAAGCCGCCGCCCATTGGCGAACCGCCCGCGCCGTAGCCGCTAGGTGCCTGCCGCGCCGGGTCGCGGTCGTATCCGCCGCCGGTGTCGCGCTGGCCTTCACCGCTTGGCCCGTCCAGCATCACCAGCTTGGCATCGAAGCCCTGCAACACGATTTCCGTGCTGTAGCGGTCCTGCCCGGACTGGTCCTGCCATTTGCGGGTCTGCAATTGGCCCTCGATATAGACCTTGCTGCCCTTGCGCAGATACTGTTCCGCCACCCTGACAAGGCCCTCCGAGAAAATCGCCACCGAATGCCATTCCGTGCGCTCCTTGCGTTCGCCGGTAGACTTGTCCTTCCATGTCTCGGAAGTGGCGATGCGCAGATTGCAGACCTTGCCGCCGTTGGAAAAGTTTCGCGTTTCAGGGTCACGCCCGAGGTTGCCAATGATGATGACTTTGTTAACGCTCATGTGCATCTACCCTAGTGAAAATGTGAAAATAGGAAGGTTTGAAATTTGCGCATCTGCGCAATCGGAATTGCTTCGCAGACAGCGAAAAGAACAGCGTATTTATCCAGCTTACTCAATTCGTCATCGACGACGGTAAATTCCGTTCCTTCATATGGGTCTGAACGCGCCAAAATTTTCCCAGCGATGGCGTATTCGCCGTTCATGCCATCATAGATTACGTCAAACCGGCGATCTGGTGCGCCATTTATCTCCGCCTCAAAATCGTCAGATTCGATTTTGTCGGCGTCCAGCTTCACACCCCATACCAGATAGTCTGTTCTATCAACTCCCATCTCTCACCCCTCCAACGCGGTTTCGTACATTTCAATCACGGCCTGTTCCTCGGCCAAGTCGTCGCGGTCGCGCTTGCGGCGGGCGATCACCTTGCGCAGAATTGCGCAATCATACCCACGCCCCTTGGCCTTCGCGTAGACCTCTTTTGCCAAGTCAGCGGCTTGTTGCTTTTCCTCGTTCAAGCGTTCGATCTGCTCGATGATCTGGCGCAGTTCTGCACCCTCGGCACGCTGTGTGTCGGTCATGGTTTATCTCCTTTGTTGTGTTACCACTCGCGGTTTATCACTTCCGAAACCGACATGCGCTTGCGCTCAGTTGAAAAGTCCGCCGTGCCGCCGGTAATACGCCACCACGCCCCCGCTCCGCTTTCGCATTCCGCCACGGGAGGGATAACCCCATGCCCATAGGCACGCTGCAACTCCTTTCCCTTGGCGTTGTCGTCGGGGTAGATGCTGCATTCCATCAGCAAGGCAAGGTCGCGAGGCTCAGGAACAGCGGGCGCGGCCTTGAGCATCGCTTCCAACCTTTGACACCGCTCTTCCCAAAATGCTGCACGGCTCTCTGCGTCACTCATGTCTGTTGCTCCTGTTCTGCGAGGGCGCGGAGGGTATCACACACCCAAGCATCGGCTTCCGCGTAGCTTGTCGGGACGCTGTGGCCCTTAAACATAGCATCGCAAAACATGGTGGTGACCCGAATGTCTTTTAGCAAGACGCTGGCCGCAACAGCCGACGACACCGGGGCCGGGGGTGTGGGGGAAAGGGCGCGGACATCCACTATGCAGTCAGCAACCGCCCGATCATATGCGGCATCGTCTTCGGTGCTAGCCTCGTCCTCAAGGTATTCACCGGCACACGCTGTCTCTGCTTCCCTGATCCCCCGCGCATAGCCCCGCTGTTCGGCGGCTTCGATGGCCTCAACAATCTCTTCCTTGCTGGTGTCAGTCATGTGTCACCGCCCTTCCGCTTAAGTTCATACTCCACACCATCAATCACAACTGTGCAGCCATCGCATGTGTCGGCCTCGCCGCCTTGTGTCCGCAAATCAAGCCCGGTGATTTCTTCGAAAACATCGTAATCAAAATTCGGCAGATCGCGAACCATCTGGATTTCTTCCTCTGTCGCGTTTTCGTACGCCTTGCGCCACTCTTCATTCCAATCGTTTACGCGAAGGTAGCCGCCGCATGTGTGGAATGTCGGGTTGTCGATTTTTTCCTGATCCGTCATATCACAATCGCTGACCCATGATGTCGGCGAAGGCCAAAAAAGCCAACATGGCTTTGGCGCTTTGCTCCATTCTTCACGTGACGTCGGAACGTTAAAACAGTTAACCACTTCCGGCGTTGTCGTGTTGAAAAACCCCGCGTTCCGGTCGCCCGTGTTCCAGTCGCCCGTGTTCTAGTGGCCCGTGTTCCGGTCGCCCGTGTTCCAGTGGCCCGTGTTCCAGTGGCCCGTGTTTGTGTTTTCATCAGTCACGTGTCTTTCCCTTCGTTGTAGCGCCGCACACCGTGCATGACGCTGGTCCAATCCTTGCCAACAGCCCGAGCAATATCCGCGCGGGTGTGGCCAGCCTCAACAGCCTTGGCCCAACCGGCCCAGCGCGCTTTTACGATATGCGGCTTGCGGGTGTGGCCTAGCACGTCACCCTCTGAAACCCCGTGACGCTTGGCAGAGGCGCGCATGGCTTCGATTATGGTCATGTCAGGCCCCTTTCCCTCATTGTGCCGTGATCAACCAAGCCGCGATCAATAATCTCGCTCCAAACACCGCTTGACGCATAGGACCGGGCAACAGGTTTCCCCGCGTTTATCTGCTTTGCCCAATACGCCGCGCGGTCAACAGGCTCAGAAGATCGAAGCGCAGGCCGCAAAGCCTCGTCCTGCCAACGCTTGTTATTAAGATACGTTGACGGGTGAAGCGCAGAGGCTGTCGGATATGCGGCCTTGAACCACGCATAAAACGCCTTGACGTGCTTTGCGGCCTCCACCCTATCCGCAGATGACAACTTGCGCCACGCGCGCCGTGCTCCCTCCTTGCCTATCTTGTGCGGGGTTGCATCCCAGAAGGCGGCAAAGTCTGTTCTGTCGCTGTCTGGCATTGGCTGGCCGCAGTGTGGGCAGGTGCATCCGAATAGGTCGCTCATGACGCCACCATTGAAAGCAGATCCCCGGCACCGTCTTTGACGTAATCGTCCTTTGCCTTAGCAATGTTCTTTGCGGCCTGATTGAAGTATGATGTTTTCAACTCAACACCGATCCCGCGCCGACCAAGGTAAACCGGGCTGTAAACCTCAGAACCCACACCCATAAATGGCGTGAAAACTGTCTCGCCTGGGTTTGTGTAAAGTTCAACGCACCGATGGATGATGTCCAGCATAAGAGGGTGGACGTGCTTTACATCATCTGGCTCTCGCGCTTCGCCATCGTCTACAACTGCCCGCGCGGTCAGACCGCATCCGGTTTTCTGTTTGTTGCTTGCACGAATATCCATCCATGCGCTTGATGCGTATCGACGCCAAACAAAATGCGAAAACTTGTTCTCCTTCTGGTCGCCGTCAAAACCTCGATATTGGCGGACCTCGTCCGGCATGTGCTCCGCACCGAAATATCTCGTAAACCCGCGCTCATGGGTAACCGGAACACGGTTCTCGCCGCGCTTGCGGAAAAAAAGCACATAGTCTGCGTTTGCAATGCTGGACTTTGCGCTGTCCTCACAAATGGTTTGGTGAGCAAGCCCACGGACCATGGTGCGAAGCCTGACAGCAAGCGGCTCGTTCCACTTCAAACGCCGCCCCATGAACTGAAACCCGGCTTCCTCGTGAAGTCGAATGATGTTGCCGGGTAGGTCGTGAACAGTGCCAATCGCGTCCTCTCCAATGTCCATGCAGTGAACGCAGTTGATCCTGCCCGGTTTCGTAACACGCGCCATTTGCTGCACGAGAAACCGATATTGGTCATAAAACTCGTCGTAGTTGTAGCAATTCGACATGTCCCGTTCATCACCGGAATACTGAAACAGGCCAGCAAAGGGCGGCGAATATACCGACATGTCAACAGACTTGTCCGGCATGTCTGACACAACCTCAACGCAATCCGCGTTGTAAATCGCATAGTCGTCGGTAATGATCTGGTTTTTTACGGACATGGGTTCCTCCTTACATCCAAGCGGGGAATTTCG